ATCGAGGAGCGGCGCAGCCAGCCGTTCGCGTGGGGCGCGAATGACTGCTGCCTCTTCGCCGCCGACTGGGTCGCGCGGGCAACGGGCCGAGATCCCGCGGCGCACTATCGCGGCACCTACTCAAGCGGCATCGGAGCGCAGCGCATCATCGACAAGGCTGGCGGGATTCTGGAGCTGGCGCGCGAGCTTGGGCTCGAGCCGACGCAGATCGGGCTCGCTCGCCGCGGTGACGTGATCGCCCGCGACGTGGGCAACGGCATCGGCTTAGGCGTCTGCGTGGGTAACGCTGCCGCCTTCGTGGGCCGCGATGGGCTGGAGTTCCTCGACCTCAACGGCGCCGCCTGCTGGCGCCTCTAACTATGCCGCAAGTCGCCGTCGTCGTCTGGATCGCTTTGATGGATGTCGGGCTGAGTGTCGCCGCGGCCAACGCGGTGATGTTCGTGCTCAAGTTCATCGCGACGACCGCTGCCTCGATGGCGGCCTCGAAGCTGCTGGCGCCGAAGGCTCCGAGCTACTCCGACCCGTCGCTCACCGACCGCTCGCAGATGATTCGCTCGCCAATCGCGGCGCGGCAGATCGTCTACGGCCAGACGAAGACTTCGGGCGTCATCGTCTACATCTCTACGACCGGGACCAAGAACGAGTACCTGCACCTCGTCGTCGCGCTCGCCGGCCACGAGGTCGAGGAGATCGGCGACGTCTACTTCAACGACGAGCTCGCGCTGACGGGCGCGGGCAGCGCCGCCCAGGGCCGCTTCACGGGCTACGCCGAGATCTACAAGAAGCTCGGCAGCGACACGCAGACGGTCGAGACGAACCTTGAAACCGCGACCTCCGGCCTGACCGACGGCAAGTGGACGAGCAATCATCGCCTGCGCGGCATCGCTTACATCTACGTGCAGCTAGTGTGGAACCAGGAGGTGTGGACTGGCGGCATCCCGAACATCTCCGCGGTGGTCAAGGGAAAGCACGTCTACGACCCGCGCACGGCGACGACCGCTTACTCGGCCAACCCTGCGCTCTGCCTGCGGGACTACTTGACCAGTTCGCTGGGGATGGCGATGGACTCGGCCGAGATCGACGACACCGCGATCAATGCCGCGGCGAACATCTGCGACGAGCAAGTCGAGATCAAGCCGGTCACCTCGCCGGCCACCTACGAGAACCGCTACGAGGCGAACGGCGTCCTCTACACTAGCGCCTCGCCCGACGAGAACATCGGCAAGCTTATTACCGCGATGGGCGGGCTCATCGCCTACTCGGGCGGCAAGGTGGTTGTCTACGCGGCCGGCTACCGCATCCCGACGGTCACGCTGAGCGAGAAGCACTTCGCCGGCCAGATGACGGTGCAGACCAAGACCTCGGCGCGCGACCGCGTGAATGGAGTTAAGGGCGTCTACGTCTCGCCGCAAAACGATTGGCAGCCGTCCGACTTCCCGCAGATCACGTCGACGACCTACGTCACCAAGGACGCCGGAATCCGCTACTGGCGCGACGTGGCTCTCCCGTTCACGACCTCGCCTTCGTGCGCCCAGCGTCTCGCCGTGATCGAACTGCGCCGCGCCCGCGAGGAAATCACGATGACCGCGCGCTTCCGACTGGAGGCGATGCAGGTGCGCGCCGGAGATACGGTGATGATTACCAACTCGAAGATGGGCTGGACCCAGAAGGTCTTCGAGGTGATGGAGTGGAACTTCGCGAGCGACGGCAACCCGCCGCAACTGGCGATCGAGATGACGCTGCGCGAGACGGCGTCGACGGTTTACGACTGGACGGTCAACGATGAGATCTACGTCGACGACGCGCCGAACACGACGCTCCCGGATCCGTTCACGCTCTCCGCGCCGAGCAACCTCACGCTGACCGCGGACGGCACGACGCAGCAGATCCAGGCCGACGGCACCGCGCTGCCGCGGATCCTCGTCTCGTGGTCTGCGCCGGCGGAGGAGTTCATCCAGGCCGGCGGCAACGTCGGCATTGAATACAAGGAAAGCACGTCGACGACCTACCTCACGTGGAACACGGTCCCCGGCGATCAGACTAGGGATTACATCTCGAGCGACGTGAAGATCGGGCTGACCTACAACGTCCGCATCTTCGGCGAAAGCTTCTTCAAGGTCTCGACCTCCTACGTGACCGCGACGGTCAACGTGCAGAAGGACACGGTCGCGCCCAGCATCCCGACCGGCCTAGTCGCGACCATCGGAACGGGCTCCGCGGTGGGCCTCGACTGGGATGATTCGACCGCGCCTGACTTCTCCGAGTACGGCATCTACCGTAACACGACTGGCGTAACGCCGGCCAACGCGAATACGAACAAGATCGCTGAGGTCGACGCCTCGCGCTTCGTCGACGTGGACGTGACGGTTGGCACGACGTATTATTACTGGGTCAACGCCTACGATGCGCTCGAGAACGTGTCCGGCTTCGCGACCCGCGTGCAGGCGACGCCAGTCGCGATCACCGCCGGCGCCGTCTCCAGCGTCGCGCCGTCGACCCCGAACGCTCCGACCTACGCGAGCGAAACGACGTATCTCGCGAGCGACGGCACCGCGGTAGCCCGCATCACGGTCACGGCTCCAGCAATGCCGACGGGTGGCGCGGTGCTTCAGATCCTCTATCGGCGCAGCGGAGCCAGCGAGTACGTCGTCGCGAACGTGCTGTCGTCGGGCTCGATCGCGGCGTCCATCGACGACCTTTTTCCTGGCGTCGCTTACGAGTTCGCGGCCCGCGCGCTTTCGTTCTCCAACGCGGCAAGCGCGATCTCGGCTACGCTTTCGCGCACGGCTCCTAACTACTCGGGCACGGTGACGACGCCGACCGGCGGCACCATCACCAGCGACGGCGTGAAGCCGAAGTATTTCCCCGGCACAACGTCCTTCGTTTTTGGAACGCGGGTTGGCTGGGCCGCCAACACGCAATCCGACTTTGCGTATTACGAGGTCAAGGCCACGACGACGGATTCTGATGGCGCCACGAACTACAGCTGGACGCCTCTCGACGGCGCCAACTTCTTCGTCACGACTCGCGCGACCGAGTGCTTCCTCTACAGCGCGACCTTGTCGGCCGGTTACGTTCGCGTTCGCGCAGTCAATCGCACGGGCACCGCATCCGCCTGGGCCGCGCTTGGCAACGCCAACGCCGTAGGCAATGCCTCCATTGGCACCGGCGACATCTCCAAGTATGACGACTCCGACGTAACGACGACTGGAATCAAGACCGGCGGCGGCAGCAGCACGCGGCAGATTAATGTCATCTTCTCCGACTCCGTGGTCGCCAACTTGGCCGGCGGAGCGCTCACCGAAAACTTCAACGTCTCGCTGACGAATCGCGGCTTCGGGGCCAAGCCTGACATCGGCACCGCGCAATGCGCGTCTAACGCAAACCTTGTCGCGGCTTACGACTTCGACGCCGCGGGCAATTCAAGCACCAACGCGGTCGTGCGCGTGACCACGCTCGACGGGACCAACGTGCCCGCGGGTAACGCGCGCTTCTCGGTCGAGTTCACCGAATACACCTGACCTATGGCTCTTCAGAAAACCTTCACCCTGCCGAGCGGCATCTCGGGCAACTACATCCGCCTTGTGGCGCATCGCTGGGACCGCGCCGCTCGCGAATCGTCTGCGTTGTTCGCGCTCTACGTCGACGCGGCCGCGGCTCAGTCAGGCAAGGCTCCGCTGACGCCGTGGATCGCGAAGCTCTGGCTGCGCGGCGACAAGTTCGACCAGTATCTGAGCAACGCGGAGCTCTCGACTCCAGGCATCCTCGCGCAGCTTTACGTTGCCGCGAAGGCCGAGCCGATCAGCTGCGACTTCGGCAGCGACGCGCTCGCGGACGCCGTCGACGTCTGACTGTCAGATCCAGCCGGATAGAATTTTGAGAAAAAGAGTTGACCGCGGCGCGCGGGTCTGCATTGTCGGTGGTGTCGGAGGCAATCACGCCTGAGACAAAACAACGACAAATGACCGCAACGACCAGCACGCCAATCGCACGCTTTACCTCGGAGTGTCTTTCTAAGCACTTCGCCGAAGTCACGTTTTTCTCGGACCAGAAGATCGGCATTGAGTTGATCGCCCTCAATGGCGACACGATCAGCAACACGATCGTGCAGCAGGACAAGGAGACCTTCGACTTTGCGCTGGCCGCGTACTGCGCGCACCCGTCTTTCACCGCTGTGAATGTGGAGGTGGCGTCGTGAAGCGCCTCCTCGCGCTCCTCACGCTGGCTTCCGCCAGCCACGCCGCGCCGCCGGAAAGCTTCTGGCGGGCGCTTCATCAAGTCGAGACCTCGGGGCGCCACGGCGCTATCCTTGGCGACAAGGGCAAGAGCCTCGGACCGCTCCAGATCAGCCGCGCCTATCACGCCGACTCGCGCGTCGCCGGCTCCTACGAGCAGGTGACCGACCTAGCCTACGCGCGCCGCGTCGCGACTGCCTACTTCAAGCGTTATGCGCCGGCCGCGTGGGAAGCTGGCGACGTTGAGACGCTGGCTCGAATCCACAATGGAGGCGCCCGCGGCCACAAGAAGGCGGCCACGCTGCCTTACGCCGAGAAGGTGCGGAGGGCGATGCGATGAACCGCGCGACTAAGGCGCTCTTTGCTTCGGGCCTTGCCTACTCGCATTACGCGCTGGGCAAGGCTGTAGTCTACCGCGACGAGTCCAAGCGGCAGCATAGCTGGCTGCAAAGACAGCTCCTCCGCCAGTCGATGCGCGACCAGGCGCTCGTCTATTCCCGCGAAGTCCGCTGGATGCGCTATGCAAAATAACTTCAACCGCTCGCAGCCGGTCAAGAATGTTACTGGCGGCGGCCACTCCGCGGCGCGCTACACTGGCACGCACGGGCACAAGGA